ACCTGAAATATTCGAACAGAGTGTTATAATGTGCCTAAATGAAACTGAACCTTTTCTTTCTAAAACACCAGCAGTCAAGAGAAAGTTTATTGAAGATATGTATACGATTGAGATATTCGGTCGTATGGCAAAATATATTCGTGATGATTATAACGAAACTAAAAAATTATATGACGCAGAAACAGAAAGATTATCAGATCTTGATATGAATCTCCAGCTTCACAGGAAGCAACAACAAGAACAAGAAGAGAGAAGAAGAGTCAGAATTAATGATCTGGAAGGCCGCAAAGCATCTGCTCAAGAAGAAATCGTTATTATAGAAAACAAATTAAAAGAAGCAGAATCAAAAATATCTGTTTCAAATGGTGAAAATAAAGATGATATACGCAAAAAAATATTATCATATAAACAGAGAGACAGAGAACTAGAAGATTTATCAAAAGAGTATATCAAAACTATTACAATCAACCAATCGACGGTATTATCTCTTAAAACAAAAATTAAAGAATTGGAAAGATTATCTGACGGAGTATGCGCATATTGCAAACAACCATTTTCCGAATCAAATAAAGAAGAAAAGAAGAAGCTGATTCAGCAATATGAAAAAGAGATAGCAGTTTGTGATGAAATTATTAAAGATTCAACAGAAGCCGAACGCGCAATACTGCCGTCTAGAAACCATTTAGAAGATTTAAGAGAACAGTGTGAACAACAATTACACACCATTGAAACATCCGAAAATATGATAAAGAATATTCAATCAGAATTATCACAACAAAAGAAATGGTTAGCACAAGTAGAAAACGACATTGAAAAGGCTAAAAAGGAAACAGATACATATACAAATATTATATCTGAATTAACCGCACGTCGTGTTATTTTGGTAAACGCTATCGATACATATAATAAAAAATTAATACGTCTTGAAACTGATAAATTTATAGTATCTGATGAAGGTGTTAAAAATCGTATTGTGAAGAAAATGTTGAAAATGCTTAACGGTCGCCTAAATTATTATTTGAAACAACTCGATGCACCATGTACTTGCAAATTCAATGAATACTTTGATGAAACTATTGTAAATAACAGAGGTCGTGAATGTTCGTATTTTAATTTCTCTGGCGGAGAACGTAAACGTATTGATTTAGCTATGCTATTTACATTTATGGATATTAGACGCAATCAATCGGGTATATCTGTCAATATGGGAATATATGACGAATTGCTCGATACTGCATTAGACGCAGTAGGAATAGAAGGTGCACTAAACATACTTAAAGAAAGGTCTTTAAAACATGGAGAAGCTATTTATGTCATCAGTCACAAAGGTGAAGCTGCAAAGCATGCTACTGGTGAAATAATATATCTTGTAAAAGAAAACGATATCACTAGAAGAAAACCATATGAATCCATTTCAACCAGCACAGCAATACCAATCAGTTAAAATAAACAATATTGGAAGTGTATTAGGAAGACCCGTCGGTCTTCCACCACCCGTATACGGTGCATTACCTATTATAGCTGCTAAAGAAGCACCTCCACTAGAAATGCCAGGCCAGGGACTCTCCCGAGCTGTAAATTACTATGCAGACTATGCTGGTTGCGGGTGGTGGAGGATGATTGCACCTGAAATGCTTTTAAACATTAATAATAAAGCGGTGATTAGTGGACTTACAACAATGGTTCTTGATCCTCGCTTTTATGCAGGCATTAAGGCTGTTCGTTTACAACGTCAAGCAACTCCAGTACAATTAGAATTTCTCAAGTTTTTAAAACAGGGGGCGGATTTTCATAATTTCAAAATCATATACGAAATTGATGATATTATCATAAAAGATGATATACCAGATTATAATAGGTGTAAAGTTGCCTTTGAAAGTGATGAAATTATGAATAGCTGTCTTGAAATGATGGGTATGTCGAATGAAATTAGCGTTACCTGTCAATACATGAAAGACTATTATATAAATAAAACAGGTAATAAAAATATTACAGTAATCCCAAACTATCCCGCAAGGATGTGGTTAGACAATCACTACGATCCGAAAAAGATATTGAAAAACTTCCAAGATAATAAAAAGAAACCAAGAGTCGCATATATAGGTTCAGGAACTCATATCGATGTAATGAACAAAACTAATCAAAAGGACGATTTTGCCCATACAGTTGACAGTATTATATCTTCACGTAAGGACATTCAATGGGTTTTCGTTGGATGCTATCCTTTAGCATGCAAGCCCTTTATCGATAGGGGTGAAATGGAGTTCGTCCAATGGTTTCCATTGCTAGACCTTTGGAAAGCTTATACTACTACCAACGTGCAAGCAGTAATTGCTCCTCTCCAAGATAATACATTTAATCGTGCCAAATCAAACATTAAATATCTCGAAGCCGCTTGTTGTGGTATCCCTGGAGTGTTTCAGGACATAGTTACATATAAAGACGCTCCTATTAGATTTACAACAGGTCCTGAATTAATAGATCAACTTAAAGCTTTAACGAAAGATGAAAACACTTATATGAAAATGTCAAAGAAATCAAGAAAATATGCAGATACGATGTGGCTTGATGATCATTTAGACGAATTTGCAGAATTATATTATACAAAAATTGGTGATAAAGAAAGAACTAAATTATTGAGATTGAATCCTCTATGATAACACATATACAATTTAAAAGCGGATATCCGTTAAATATCGATTGGGTTGGAAATAAACGTTTCGAATTTAAGAACGGCATTAACATTCTTTATGGGCCAAACGGTTGCGGTAAAAGTACTATCCTTAACACTCTAAAAGCTTATTGTGGAATTGAAGGTGGAGGCTGGACATTTTTCAATGATCCTATGCGTCTAGCTTCTAATAAATTTCCAATAGCATATTGGGGTCTTACCCCCTCAAGATGTATGGCAGATGTTGACTGGGATGGAACGCCTACCTTCTTTAACGATGGCGATATAAAAGTAAACGATACATTCTTCTATATGAACGAAAAAAAATCAGATGATGGTATTACCGGCGAGGCAGAACAAATGGAACTACTCGCGGAAAAGCCATCGTCTGGCCAATACCGTATCAAAAAAGTAAACAAAGTATTTAATATGATACGTAGTGTTCCTATTCTTAATCTCGAAGATATTCCTTCAGGTTACGATTATGATTCATGTAGAAAAGAAATGGAATATTGGAAGAGTCTTCCCCACATAGGTCCTCAAACTATTTTACTTGACGAACCTGAAAGAGCACTCAGTCTCGCACTTCAAAAGAAGTTGTTTACACAAATTCTTCCACAATTTGCAGATTTGCAAATCATTCTCGCAACACATAGTGTATTCTGTTTAAATATGAAAGACGTTAATTTTATTGAATTTGAACCAGGATATATAGAACAGTGTCGCGAAACACTTATCATATAATGAGGTTGAAAATTTTCATTATATTAGGTAATATACTAATATGAATAAATTTGGCTATCGGTCTGTCTGGTATAATGCAAGAAAACGGTGTGTTCATTTATGGACGTGGGATGATAAGGGCAATCGTATTGAAAAAATAGAACCTTTCAGTCCTTATCTTTATGTAGAATCTACAAACAAATCTGATGCTATTTCTATCTTTGGCACCAATCTCAAAAAATTAGTTTTTCCAAGCCAATTCGAACGTCGTCGTTATGTAAAAGAATGTGGTGTTAAGCGACTATTTTTTAATCTCAAAGCAGAACAACAGTTTCTTCTTGAAACGTATATGGGATTAAATGACGCTCCTGAATTTTCAGAAAATCATATAAAAGTGTGTTTACTTGACATTGAGGTATATGCACCAAACGAATTTCCTAAAGCAGAAGAAGCCAAACACCCAATCAACTTGATTACTGTATATGATTCGTTAAGTAAAAAATTCCATACGTTCGGAACCAAGCCATATACACCAACACAAAATGATGTTATATATCATCAGTGTTCAAATGAGGTCGATCTTTTAAAAAAATTTATAGATCTTTGGACTAGCGATTATCCTGATGTTGTTTCTGGATGGAACTCTGATGGATTTGACATACCATATATCATCAATCGTATTACGCATATATTAGGAGAAGATGTTGCAAAAAGTCTTTCCCCTGTTAATTCTATTTTCTATAAAGAAGATATAGCTCAAAAATATGGTAAAACTATTGGACGATGGATTATTCACGGTATGAATGTTATTGACTATATGGAAATATATCAAACATTCTCAAGAGATAAACGTGAATCATATAATTTGGATTATATTGGAAAAGTTGAGGGTGTTGGTGGAAAGACAAAAGTAAACACAACAAGCTTAGCTAAATTATCTGAAAATTCATGGAATCAATTTGTAGAATATAATATTCAAGATGTTAATATTCTAGTTAAGCTTGAAAATAAATTGAGATTCCTTAAAACCATGCGAATTATTTCGCATAAGGGATATTGTAATATAGAAGCTACCCTTGGAAAAGTAATGGTAGTCGCTGGCGCAATTGCAGCCCAATCTTTAAAACGTAATCAAATATTGTGTACGTTTGAGCATGATGATATGGGAAACTATTCCGGTGGTTTCGTAAAAGAAATTGAACCCGGATTAAAGGAAAGTGTTATTACATTTGACGCGGACAGTCTATATCCGAATTGTATTATTACATTGAATCTTTCTCCTGAAACAAAAATAGGCAAAGTAATTTCATCCGATAAAGAAAAGGATGAAGTTATAATTAAATTGGTTAATGGTAAAGAACATACACTAACACGTGAACAATTTATTGAATTCCTACAAAAAGAAAAGCTAGCCATTTCTAAAGCAAAGGTTCTTTATTCTCAAAAGAGCAAAGGGGTTGTGCCGGAATATGTAGATGGTTTATATGCTGAACGCGTGGCAAATAAAAAGGCGAAATTTGCAGTAGAACAAACACTAGAACAATATAAAAACGATCCACAAAAATATAACGCCGGTGTAATGCGAGTGGAACAATTAGATATTCTTCAATATACGCTCAAAATCTTATTGAATTCTATCTATGGTGTTTTTGCAAATAAATTCGGTCCATTATATGATATTGACTGCGCAGCATCTATTACCAATACAGGACAAGCCGTAATTAAAGAAGCCAGTCGCATACTAGATGAATATGCAAAAGAAAAATATGGAATACAAGAGCCTATTACACATTACAATGACACCGACTCATGTCACTGCTCTATCCAACCTATA